GTGAAAATATCGTTGGTTGTTCCTGTCTTCAATGAAGAGGACACGATACCTATTTTTTATAAAGCAGTTCGTGAATATGAACCTCTAAATGAATATGAAGTTGAAATTGTATTCATCAATGACGGTAGCAAAGACTCGACTGAAAATATTATTAATGCGCTAGCTATTTCAGATGAATTAGTTAAACCATTAAGCTTCACTCGAAACTTTGGAAAAGAACCCGCATTATTCGCTGGGCTTGACCATGCAACTGGTGATGCTGTCATCCCCATCGATGTTGACCTACAAGACCCGATTGATGTCATACCTCATCTAATAGAAAAATGGAAAGCTGGTTCTGACATGGTGCTGGCCAAACGCACCGACCGCTCTACAGACGGACACTTAAAACGCAAGTCCGCTGAAATGTTCTATAAGCTACACAACAAAATCAGCACACCTAAAATTGAAGAGAACGTGGGTGATTTCCGCTTAATGTCGCGTGAGGTTGTTGAAAATATAAAAAAACTTCCAGAACGTAACCTCTTTATGAAAGGCATATTGTCGTGGGTTGGCGGTAAAACTGAGGTTGTTGAATATTCTCGAGCCGAACGCTGTGCTGGTGAATCTAAGTTCAACGGCTGGAAGCTTTGGAACCTTGCACTGGAGGGAATCACAAGTTTCTCCACATTCCCTCTTCGTGTGTGGACATATATTGGCCTTGGAGTTTCTGCCTTCGCATTCATCTACGCAGCATGGATGATAATCGACAAGTTAATTTGGGGAAATCCTGTTCCCGGGTATCCATCCTTGATGACGGCAATCCTTTTTTTAGGCGGCGTCCAACTTATAGGTATTGGTGTTTTAGGTGAGTATATCGGCAGGATATATATAGAAAGTAAGCAGCGCCCTCGCTACGTATTAAATGGTGATAAAAAATGAAAGATTGGATTAATGAAAGAAAGTTTCATTTCATAACATCTATAATTATAATATCAGTTTTCTATTTCACGCTTATACTAAACGGAAGATACTATGTTGATGACTTCGGTAGATCAATATCTGGTTATTCTGCTTGGATTATAAATGGCAGGCCTATGGCTGAAGTTTTTATGCGATTTATTAATTTTGGCATGCCATTAACAGACATCTCACCACTTCCACAGGTTATTGGAATTGCATTTCTGTCAATAGCATTTGGTGTTTTAGGCTTCAAAATAATGCCAAAATCACCCGTATTAATTAGTATAGTATTATCACCAATAGCTCTATCTCCTACATTTATAGCTAATATGGCTTACAAATATGATGCTGCAACCATGTGCCTATCTGTTCTTGTTGCAATTGTAGCGTCATGTACAACCTTCAAAAGTAAGTTAATTTCCTTCATATCATGCACTTTCATATGCATATTTTTCCTATCAACTTATCAGCCAGCATTAAATATTTATGTAATAATATCAATATTATTACTTTGCATAGGAAATGGAGAAAGCAAAAGGGTACTATCTGAATTCTATATCAAGATTTTTTCATTATTATCTGGAATGATGTTGTATAAGGCTATAGTTGCAAAAATAACACTATCTGATGATTATAATATTAAAGGAAGTGAAACTTATCAAATTGATAATATAATTCATGGGATGCAACGTAATTTTAGAATGTACAGCAATATTATAGATAGTTCTATATCCTCTCCTGTGCAATACCTTATGTGGATAATTGTGTTTTTTTCTTTCATATTTTTATTAAAAAAAGCACTTAAGTTAGAAAAGAAATCAATTCATGATTACATATATGCATTTGCTTTACTTTTTTCACCACTAGCTGTTTGCTTTATGATTTACGGTCCACTGCTAATACTTAAAAACCCAGTTGTACACCCAAGGGTTTTAATGGGGTTTGGTGCAGCAATATCATTTTTTTTGGTGTTATTTCTAATATCAACATATAAAAATATATGCATTGCATTATCTTCGCTGCTAATTTTGTATTTTTCTGGAATTTGCTATTCATTTGTGAACATACAGACATCCCAAGATAAATACGAAGAATACCTATCCAGAAAAATTGTTGATGACCTTTCCAAGGTTAGTGAAAAAGTAGATGCAATAACTATAATTGGTAGCGCTGGTTATACGCCAGAGGCTAGGTTAAACATGATAAAATATCCATTTTTAAAATACCTAATGAGAATACTAATTAACAATAATGATAAGTGGGGTGAGGTTCAACTCCGCCATTATGATATAAAGGAAAGGTATGCAAAAGATGGAGAAAGAGAAATTGCAATATCATCATATTGTAAATCATCAATCATAAATACTCATCTAGATTATAATTTTTACATTTATAACAAAATAGCGATAATAGACTTTGATAAGAAGTGTAACTGAAAAGTTGGCGGGTAGCCGCCAACTTCTTTAGCTATTTACATACCTAAGTGTAGCCCAATCAGTCCCTGCTATATTGCCTGTTCCAGTAGTTAATCTAATGTACCCGTATATAAGTCCAGAGGGGACTACTCTTGACATAATGTCTCCACTCACCCATGCACCGTCAGAAGGTTGCCCAGTGTTGCTGTACGTTAAACCTGGTATCTTTGGTGACTTTATTAGATATGACCCAGCGTTACCAAGCACAGAAAAGAAATCTGCGTACCCACTAAAATTACACGAATCAAGTAGGATATTGCTCCCGGTGAAAGTTATAGGGAACGTACTGGCCGTGTAGTAATCAACAGCTTTATTAGCCCCAACCCCCTTTCTGCACTGAATGTTAAAACGGCAATCTCTCACCTCTGGCGTCGTAAACGTTCCAGAGTTTCTAAACCATACTCCAATTAGATTGCCGGTTGCCGCGCGGAATCCTCTAATTTTCACATTGAAATCGCAATTACTCGCGGATACCACACGCACACCGTCACTGTCGATATTGTCGCACAAGAAATTAAGGGTGCTATCTGACACGGCGCTGTTAGACCCGATAATAGCCCCGATAGAGCTGCCGTTTACCTTCATGTTTACCGATATCTTCTGCGAGTTCTCGGCAGTCATGGCGGCAAAAGTGGTGCAGTTAAGCGCCTCTACGTTAAATGAGCTATCGGTCACCCCACGCAGTAATAGCTTTGCGTTTCCTAATAGCGAAGCGTGTAGCACTGAACAGTTTCGGATATTGGAGTAGTTACTACCACCAAAGAAACCAACACCGCCGGTGCCTGCGTCCTCGATATACGCGTGAGTGATTGTGAAGTCCCGCACAAAGAACGTAGGCCCGTTAGGTTCCGCGTCAAATCCGCCCGGCTGAACGACACCCGCCACTGTCCCGCCAATCTTAACTGATTTAAGGTATGAAATACTCCCGCCTAAACACGAAATTAAGCTAACTAAATTACGGCCATCAATTGCGGAGTTACTTCCTACCACATTACCCATTGTGATATTTACTGGGTCAGTGCTTGAGGAGTTTAGGGGGTCAGCTTTGCTGATATAGATCCCGTCCCCTCTAATCTCTTTAACATAGAATTCAGGAATATTAATGTTAGTCGAACCTGCAATTATTACGTTGAACGTATGTTCTTTGTCGGGCTGATTGGCTCTGTTGCCGTCGCCTCGGTAATAAAGAGTTAGATCGTTTACAGTTGAGTTTACTATTATCCCGTTAAATGACCCCCACTTGTTGTTAGTGTTCGCCGTATTTGGCGACAACAAGTGCTTCCCTTTGAAGTAAATTACTGTGCCTTCCCATCCTGACCCAGTTAATTCAACCCCAGCAAACATATATGTCCCTGAGTCAAAAACAATAAACTTCCCCTTATTTGCATTTATGAAAGTTGACACCTGATTGGATACGTCTGAACCATCGTTGGGGATACCATAGTCAGCTGTCGCATAAACAATATTTTCACGAATACTTTCAGTAGTCGCCGCCGCTTCAAGTGCCTGCTGAACTGTTATCCCACTGCTGGTCATCACCATCGATGCTCCGCTACCTTCTGAGCTTGATGCTAATTGACTTCTTAGCACTGAATCCCCTACTGAAAGCCACGCACCGGCACCTATTCCTCCAGTTGATTCCGGAGTTGAGTTCTCAGGTACAGATTTAGGGAGTGTTCCAGACCAGCGATAATAATCACCGTCACCATCCGGCAGTTTCCAGCGCAACACCTGATTAGGTAGAGTTAGTGTTGCACCGGCTTGAAATGAGTCCATAGGCACCCACCCATATGCGGCAATTGCCTGTTGAGCAAGTTGGCGCAGACCTTCAATAGTGTAATGCTCGCCACCGAAGCGATCGACATATTTAAGAGCAAGTGAAGTCACGAACTCGTCAATTTTCCCCGCGTTAAACTTAAGATCGCGTGGTGATTCACTTGGCACGGGCAGATTGGTAGGAGTAGTAGCCATAATTTTTCCATAAAAAAACCCAGCGTTATGGCTGGGCTATTGATAGTTTGGGTTGGTTAGACGTTATAGTCTGGTTTCGCGTCGAAATACTCGTCGCACGTCAGTGAAAATGTGCCATCAGAGTTTGGTTTCTTGTCTGAGACTCGCCAGCGCATGGCCTCCATTTCTTCCGTGGTGGCAATGACATAGCGGGATGGTGATTGAATGTTGTAGCCGTCGAAGATATTGAGCGTGATGCTCGGCACCGCCGCGGTGAATCCAAACTTGGTGTCTGTGCGTGGGTATGCTCTGATTTTGTCTGTAGAGTTGCCTATCGAGTCTGTAACCCTGACATACATGTCGCCAGAGAAATTAATCTGCTCACTCGTATCAAAGTTATTCCCGTTCCTCGCGACGATGTAACCCGCTTGCTGGTTGGTATCGTAAGTATCCGCAACAACTATCATTTCACCGGGCGAAACATATTCACCGTCAGCTAGCGTTTTCATGTTCATCTTCATGCGTGAGCTGACCAACCGGTTAACTTCCAGAAGCACCCTGTCTCTGGCTTGGTACTCGTTACGACAGCCACTAAGCGATATCTTCATCGGCGATGATGCCGCTTGCTCAACAATCCCCGTGTCAGTAATGCGGTACCGGATGTAGGTTTTCTTGTTTGTCTTCGGACTGACATACTCGATTTCTACACCGTCGTATCCTCCTGGCATCGTCATGTCGTAACTGATTTTGTACTCATCAGCGACAATGTTGGCGCGGTTGAATACAGCAGACGGGAACTCTTTGCGCTCATCTCTGGCGAACGTAAGCACACCATCATCCCAATATGCGATCACTCGTGCCGCGTTGCAGATAGTCTCTACACGGTTTCCTAGGGAGATATCCTCATCATCAAACGTATAGTCGAAGTATCCCAACAACGGATCCGGCAATGACTGATAGATGCTGTAGAGTTCGTACAAATCTATCGTATCTTCTGGCTGCTTCCCTATGACCAGCCATTCATGAGCAACGGCATCAGCAAAGCTGCGCGAAGGTCTAAGCGTATAGTCAACCGCGCGAGTGTTGATGTCATAGCTGATTGTGTGACGTGTAACGAGTGCGTTGTATTTGCGATCACGTGAGCCGGTGGCTTGCTCAGTTGCGCGCACCGTGACTTTCACAAGAGTGTCATTTGGATAGGTCACATTCTTGCGCCGCGTGACTGAGTGAGCTTCGGCGATCTGCAGAAGGTTGCTATCAGAACTGTTGTTAGTCTTTCGCAGCTGGAACGCATACCGCGCTTTACCATACTGCAGAGTGAACTTGAATGTGCCGTATATGTAATCAGCGCGACTATCACTAGCGTTGAAAACATAGCTTGAGTAGCTATAAGTCGGTGAAATTCTGTCGTTATTGTCATTCACAGCCCAATATTCAAGCAAGAAGTCAGCACCCTCTCGCTTTCCAAGTTGAGCCTGCAGATGCACCCACAGTTCATCACCTTCGATTGCTGCAAAGTATGGCCCTGATATATTCCCTTTGTTTTCAGTAAGCGTGAATATCGTGTTATTGATTGTCGAACCCGCAGGAATCTCGACGGGACTGTTGATTGATGAAAGCTGGAATGTGAAGTAGTTAACAGGGTCGATAACTGCGCCATCATCAGATTCAGTCGCCGAGTCAAGCGACGCTGAAAACGTTACGTCTTCAGTCACATCACCGGACGCCAGATGGCGCGTAACATTGACAGTAACTTGCACTGGTAGAGGCTTGGGAATGTCAAAGAAGTAGTCGAAATCTGGCGATTGAACGATTTTAACAGCCGCTGACGTGCCAGTTATCGTACCTGATACCACATCATTAGTCGTTGCAGTTGCTACTTGCTCGCTGTTGTCTTCGTTCGGCCCCAATACCTCTTGCCCATCGACATCATCAAATTCGAATCCCTGAATGATTTCTGGGATGACGGTGCCGGGCGGATAGAACTGGTAGCTAGCGCCGGCAATCGAACCCAAGCTTGACTCTGAGTAGCGCACACTCTCAACCGTGTATTGCCCGATCCCAAAATTCATCCACTCGGTGACGTACTTGATGTTGTCAGTAAACTCGAACATAGATTGCTGAATCAAGTCTGGGAATGAACGAACCTGCCCGTAAATATCTGGCCGAGCTTGATACGTGCGGGCGATATTTGTTTGACCGGTCAGCTTATTATTCGGGCTTTCTTTTGCGTTATTATCGGCAGATGTCGAGAATGAAGGTTTGGGCGCTAAGAACGAAAATACTTTGGTTACGAGTTTGAAGACTGGGCTCAGGATATCGCTGACGATGCTTCGCGGCTGATTGAATATCTGGATGCGATGCAACTCTGTGAGTTCAAACGAAAGCTCGATCTCCTCGTCCGCCAACACGCCATTGATGACGATTGCAATATCTCTATCAAACGCTTGCTGCTCCAACCAATTATAAAAGTTAGAGCCGTTGGCCAGCTCAATTCTCTCCTTCGGCACTCCTGGTAAGTGCTGTATTTCTAGAAGTGCCATACGAATAAAACTCCACCTTAGTGAATACTTTTTCCATTACACGCAGTTTGTCGAGCCTCACCGAACCATTGAGGCCGCGGCTATGCAACGCCATACCATGAAGCACTAACCCTACGTGCTCCGCTCTACGCCCCATGTAGCCAACAAAAATGCCATCCTCGACGGGTACTTTCTCCCGCTGCCAGAACACCACTTCCTCTCTGTAACAAGTCAGAAAATCTCGGTTACTTTCATACCCAGCTTTGTGATGCACTTCTTTGCCGAGAACATGCCTGTAATACAGCGCGACTAGACCCCAGCAGTCACAAGATTCCATGGAACAGGCGCGGTTAGCCCACGGAACGCCGATCATCCGTTTGATAAAGTCAGATTTAGTCATTGTTTATCCGATTTCGAGACCGGGCCAATCTGCTGGGTCATACAGCAAGGCTACGTTTATATTGAGCGGGTTAGTCATTGATAGAGAGACGTTGACGTTATCAGCATCGAGAGAGCAGTCTTTAACGTATAACTGCCACTCCTTGATCGCTATTGTCATGTCTTTAGAGTCAAACAGCCGATAGGTAACGGTGATCGGTTCAATGCGACTATACGAACGCCAGACCTTCAACTGTTGCTTAAAGTCCTGCGCCAAACGACTGAACTTAATCGTTGAATCGATGATTGGTGTGCTGCTTTGCTGACTTTCCGAAAGCTCAAATCGGCATGGCTTATACTCCACGCCGCCGAGCGTTTTCGGGAAGACTTGGTTGTTGACTAGATAGAAGCTACCAAACGATACATGATGAAATTCAATGGCCTCGTAGATTATCCGGTTCGGGCGCTGAGCCCGATACTCTCTTAGCGTTGGCATTACGGCACCCTCGGTAATGATTCCGGATCGCGGTCATCAGGATAGCCAGTGACGATAATATCCAGCCAACTGCCCCACGGCGGCGGCAGCTCGACAATGATGTCGTCATACTCATCATCAGCGTTATTCAGCTTCCGACAGATGACATTCCCCGACCACGTAAAGATATTCCCTGTCTGGTTCCATGTTGGCCATGCAGTGAAATGCAGCTCCTGAATTTCAATGCCAGTGTCTCCAGTGCCATTGTTCAGCCGCATAGAGAACCACTGGTTACAGTTATCGAGATAGTTCGGGCTGCGTAGCCACTGCATAAAGGCTCGGTGCTGTGTGAACGTGAATATCCACTTGAGAGAGAATGACGTCTTCAGGTCGTCGGTTAATTTCTGAAAGATTGGCGCACCGACAAGTGGCTGATCTGTTCTAAATCCGGTATCCGTCGCCGGACTCTTGTCAGACTTCTGCGCCAGTGGCAGCCAGTCAGGATATGGAATTGTCATTCATGATCTCCAGACAATAAAAAACCCGCCGAAGCGGGTTAGCTGACTTCACTAGGTCCTTCAGGAATATCATAAATATTCATCTCTGCGCCGGTAATGTCCCCACCGTTCGTGATCGACAAATACTCATTGGCAGGAATAATCCCCTCAATCACCGTTCCACCAGATGTCGTAATTTTAAAATTAATTACTCTGTTAACACCTATGTTTACTGTTTTACCGACTTCTAATGACGCTGATTTCCATGATTGTTTGGGTTTGTCCATTCTTGCCTCGCTATTGAATCGCTCGCCTTGGAGCTTGATGATATCTTGATATTGATTGGCTAATAGGCCCACCATTGCTTATATCTGCAACGATGGTCTGTATGTTAACAGAGCCATCATCATTTACTGTGGCTTGGCTATCAACAGTTGCGCTAGTGTAGTTTTGAATGTTGTTATATACGATTACGCCTCCACTACCACCTGTCTGTAAGTCAGCATTGCTAATCACTTTCCCGCCGTCACCGGGGATCATGTAGTTCTTGCCGCCTGATTGCAGAAGCTCGGGAGCACCGCCCTCACCAACACGATACATAGAACCAGCAGATACTGGCCCACCATTTTTACGGGCACCCATAACAGACATTGCTAATCCAGCGGTTTGGGCTGATTGATAGGCAGTAAGCCCTGTTCCTGAAGCCACGCCACCAGTAGCAATTGACGCGGCTATTGCAGCCGGAGTCCATGCAGCTAATGCAGCACTAGCACCGGCAATTGCTGCCGTTGCATTAGCTGCTTGAGCTGCCGCGCCTAGTGTCTGTGTGATAATGAAGTTTTTAAGAGCCTCTACACCAACTTGAACAAGCGAGTTTACGACAGTATTCAAAATGGTATTCCCAAGAGACCTTAATGCATCCTGAGCACTCATTGTTCCTGTCAGCAATCCAGTCAAAGCATTTGACGCATTACCTGCGAAAGCATCAACGGCATTGGTTAGCATGTCATATCCGAGACCTTGCTGGCTTAATATTGACCACAAAGCATCTGTTCTTTGTTTTTCATACTGAGCATTCTGCGCATTCATCAATGCCAAATATTGCGCGTCAGTGGCAAGCTTGGCCTGTTGATATTGGTCATCGGTTAACTTATTAGCAGCCCTTGCGGCAACAAGTGCAGCCTGTTCCTGCTGGTAGTACGTCTGCATTAAAGCTAGCTTTTCTGCATTCTGATTGGCTAACTCAGTAACAGGATCTACTTGTGCTCTGTTTGCAGCCTCCGGTGACACTGCTTTTTTAGCATTGGTATCGGCAATCGCCTTGGAGTAATCCGCAGCAATTTTAGCGCGGCGTTGTTGAGATTGCTCAAACGTGACGTCACCGGCTTTAAGCTGCCGATCAAGTTGAGCATTATCCAAGTCACGCTGTTGTTTGGCTTTTGCTGCCGAGTCAGCATCTATAGCGGCTTTCTTATCTGCTGCCTGCTGCTGTATATCAAATATTTGTCCAGCTTGTTGTTGGGCCTGTTGGATTTGAGCCTGAGTAGCTCCAGCGCCAAGTTCCTGAACTGCTGCTAACTGGGCAGCCTCCCTATTCAATCCCTTCGACTTCAATGCTGCAACAGCCATCTCATTAGATAAGTCTTGCAGCTTTTTAGCGCGCGACTCTTCCGCTCGCTCTGCCGCTGTTTGCTCTTTTGCTGAGGCCTTAGTCTCCTTAGCGACCTCTTTTTGAGACTCTGCCAAATCAAAGTTAGCCCCAGCATTTTCCCGAGCGATGCGAATTGTTTCATCATCGGCGCCTAACTTTCTCAGTTGCTGTTCAACCTTAAGTTGTTCGCGTTTCCTAAGATTAGTTTCTGACAGCAATTCATTTTGACTATAGAGGTCGTCGAGAACTTGCTGTTGCTTTGGATCACGTTGAACAGTTAGCGACGTAGCGTTGAACTTTTCTTTTTGTCCGGCTGCAAATCCTATAGCCTTACCTAACTGGTTCATCATGCCAGCCGCAACGCCAGCTTCTTCACCATCTCGGCGAAGTAAATCTATACCTTGTTTCATGTTGCCATTGAGGTTGGCTTGGCCGATAACGATGGCGCTTTTAGTTTGGCTTAACCTAGTGCCGGCCTTCTCAGCATCAGCCTCTGCAATAGCTAATTCATTCGTATATTTTGTTACAAGCCTGTTTGCTTCAGCATATCTAGCAGATCCCTTGCTAGCGCTATCTAGACTTTCCTGCGCACTTGCTAGTCTAGATTTTAGAGTATCTACAGAGGAGGCTGCATCTTCATATGTTGCCCCTAGCTCTGGCAATGCTGTCCGCAATTTAGCTATGGTTGCATTTAGCTCTGTTGCTGACATCTCCTTCATCTTTCCAGTGAGTTCGTTCACACCATCAGCCAATTCTGCCGCTGCTCTCTTAGCCTCCTGAGCCTTCTGGTAGAAGAAAAAGATCGCCGATGCAGCGAGGGTAGCAAAGCCAACTGGGCCACCAACTAGAGATAATGCCTTGCTAGCAAAGCTAGTCGCCGCACCAAAAGCAGATAGCTTCGTTGACGCAGTGAACGCAGTGGCAGCCACCTTCAACTGGCTCGCAGCCGCCATAGTCAGAGCCGCGACATATCGAGAGCCGATTACAGCTGCAACAGCGATCACGACAGTGGATACCGCGTCAAGATTTTCACTCAGGGTAACAACCGTATCATTGAAGATTGCGACAGAAGCACGGACGGTTGTTGAACTACCAATAAACTGGGTTAAGTTGTTTCCAGCAATTGTCAGAGACTGACCGATAGTGGAAATCGTGTTGGAAAACTCGCGACCGATCGCGTCACCTTGCGAAAGAAGACCATTAACAACAACGTCAGTCGTTAACTGTCCTTGGGCGGCCATTGCGCGAAGCTGCCCAATATCCACGCCCAGTGAATCAGCTAACGCGTTTGCCAGTCGGCTCCCCTGTTCTGTTACAGAGTTAAACTCTTCACCACGCAATGCACCAGCCGCCAACCCTTGAGATAACTGAATTACGGCATTGCTTGCCTCTTCAGCTGTGGCGCCGGAAACAACAAAACCTTGGTTTATGATTGTGGTTAGACGGGTTAAATCCTCTGCACTTGTGCCATAACTACGCGTTGCCCTTTCAAGCCTTGCATAGAGTGAAGCGGTAGCATCTAAACTGGCGCGGGTATTTTGAGAGATATCAAATACCCGCTGTGTTACAGAAGTTAATTGCTCGCCTACACGAACGGAGTTGGCCAGCTTGTTGTTAACCGTTGTCCACGCATCTGCATAGGCTGCAATTTCACGAACCGAAAGCGCAGCAGTCAACGCAGTAGCAACTTTGGTTAACGATGCAAATGATTTACTTGTGCTATCCGCGGCCTTACCGGTTTTCGCAAACTGTCCATCCATCTTATCCAGACGGTCATTTACTTTCTGCTGAGCGGCAATGAGTCCAGCAACATCCATCTGGACGGTGTAAATAATATTCCCGACTTCCTGCTCGCTTGCCATTACGATCTCCAGACATAAAAAAACCTGCCGGAGCAGGTTGTGACATTAAGCGGCCTTAGCCGGTAATTTCTTAGACTTGACCAACCTTCGGCGACCAGAGAGTAATTCAGCAGTCCGTTTATCATCCGCGTCGATCACCGCGTCATACTCTTCCTTCGTGAATCCTTTCTCTTCTGGATACTTAGCTTTAAGCATCAGCTGGAACTCTGTCATGGTTAGCTGTTCAGCTTCGCTTCTAGGCATGTTGAAATGAGCCCGCGCCGCGTTTATATAATCGACCACTCGAAACTCTGAAGAATACTCATCTTTACTTTCATGCTTTTGTAGCTTTCTAAGCTTGGCCTTACCGATAACACCATGCTCGATTAGCTCACGCGCAATGATGATTATCTCCCCGATCCCCATCTTCCCTTTGCGGTAGACGACACCTTTTTTACCGGGTCTCCACTCTCCAATCAGCGAGGTTAAATCATCATCACAGCACGCCTGCATTATGCTCATTGCTGTGGCCAAGATGGGACGACCATATGCGGGAGTCTTTATTGTTTTTAACAGCCATTCAGGGACCTTTCCCCATGCATCAGAGGCTTGTGAAATTAGCCTAAAAACCTCAAATCCATTCATGGTTGCGTGTGCAGCGACTATTTCAGACGGGGATCCGATTCTTGCCATAGCAACTAGGGAAGGCCGAAAGAAATAGTCTCTCTCACGGTCTGAGATAAGCATTTCTCCAATGTCGGTGATCGGTGTCATGTGAATTCCTTGTGAGCAGTATCGAGGGCATCATCGATACCCTCTGTAGTGCTTACTAAGCAGTTATTACTGTTGCCGCGTAAACCGCAGACTTTGCGCCGTCTGTTGTGGTGACAGTGATGTTTGCCGTACCAGCAGCCACGCCTGTTACGGTTACCGTGGTGCCAGACAGTGTTGCCGTCGCCTTTGATGGAGCTGATGACGTTACCGTGTAGGCTTTGTTGGTTGCGCCAGCAGGGGCTACATCTACCGTAAATGTGGTCGTTGCGCCAACGGCAACACTTCCACTGGTCGGAGTGACAGTTACACCCGTAACAGGAACTTCCTCTTCCAGATATTCGACAGTATCAGCGTCAGCCACCTTGAACTCGCCGGAGTAAGTTGCGATGTCAGATGCCCCGAACTCGCCAGACCATGAAGTCGCAGCCATATAGCCTTGGAGAACTACAGCATCTTCACCGGTGAAATCAAACTGAACCCAGTAAGTAGGCTGGCGGCCAGATTTGGTTTCTGCCAATAGCTCTTTGGATAGTTTGATTGGGCCAAAGTCAGTTGGCTTATCGCGCTTACGCCACTCACCATCAAAGCTGATCGTCAGATCCATGTTAGTGACAAGGTTCTCAACCAGACCCTTGGTATCATCAGCCTCAGAAGTAACAGTGTTCATTGAATAGTCGATTGACTTGGTGGTCAGAGCGCCCATGCGCACGAACTCTGATTGTTCTGGGACTGTATCTGGGCAGCCTTCGGCAAGACGCAGAATAGCGACGCGGCCAATTAACTTCCCGTAATCATTCTGGCAATCTGCCATGGTGACTTACCTCTTTTGTTGGAAATAAAAAAGGCCACCATAAGGCAGCCTGTTAGTTTTGAATTTGGTTATGCTGTGCAGCGGAATAATAGACGAACTACTACTCTTCCTGCTTGGGTAGGGATCGGAGAAGGTATCCCACCAAGGTTAAATACTGAGTTCAGACAGGGATCGATTGGATGTTCTGTTACGTAATCCAAAATCTCTTGTGACCTTTCAATTACTGGCAATGCATCCTTCTTAGCACTAACCAGTGTCAGCATTACGGTATCATCAGCCCCGATATCATAAACTCGTCCAGAGCCACCATTAGGCTGGAAAACCATATATTTCATGGTTCCCTTGTCATCTGGTTGCTCCTCCCACTGAACCATCTGTAACTTATAACCATCAGTGAGGTGGCTAATTTCTAAGTAATTCATGAAGCTGATGAAAGCAGGAGTATTCATAGGCTCATTTCCTTTTTCATTACAGCATCAATCCTTGCCCGAGATTCCTCAAATGAAAGTTTTAGGAATTCCTTCTTAGCCGTGGAGCGCCTGAAATTTTGCTTAACGTTGGGGTCGTGTACATACTGTGCGTAGCCAGCGGTATACCCAGCCTCGCCGATTAGCTTAGTTCCCTTTACATCAACGAATGAGTATCTGCTGTTTATCAGGTTTGACGTATCACCGATCGGCGTGTAGAGCGCGGTTAGCTCCATACCCACATAAAGGCCAGAGTACACCGCCCGAACAGCCTTTTTCCCCTGAATATCACCAATAAGCCTACTCATATTGGCTTTTGCCTTAGCGATACCCTTCTCCTTAACGCCCATATCAGACTCCGGTTATCAATGCATAATCATCAGCAACGCGATCAAATGTGTCCGCATAGCGAATGATGTGCTTAATCTCATCGGCACCGGCGTCTATAGGGTTGACCTCTGTAGAAACTCCGATCAGCAGGTAGTCACCCTCTTTAGCTTCAGCGTACTCAGTCCAGACGGTATCTTTCACCACGAACTCGCGTCCAACATCAGCGTTACCGCGCTTAGAGTCGCCGCCGTAGTCGCATGCAATAGTGAAAGGTGCGGCGAATGATGGCTTATTCCATTCATCAGTTCCGAGGCTGCGCCAAATTGTGGCCTCCGCCGTATAGCTCCAATTTGCAACGCTGCTCATTCTCGCCACCTCTCGACCTTTGCACCGCTTTCACGGATGCGCTTACAGTTAATCACCCATTCCCCTGAGCTGTTCACATAGCCGGTGGTTTCACGTCCGGTATCGGTTTTCACCCAGACTCGAGCGAATGGCTTCGGCAGGCTTTCGGTTATGAGCTTCCACATCAGCCACCGCCAACAACCTTGAAGCCGGTTAACTTTTTGTCATCGTCATAAACAGCAGCGGCATAACCTGTACCAGGCTTAGCCATTGCATTCATGAATCCAACAACGCCCATATTAATAACACCTTCACGCGACCGTGAGCAGACAAATGGCACGTCATCACCCGCAAGTGCTTCGCTGCACTCCACGCGATGTGCAACTAACTTGGCTGCTGCATCGGCATCGAGAATGAATAGCTTATTCAGTAGATCTGCAATTTCTTTGGCTTCTATCATTACTTGCTCCCACACATACAGCCACCCTTACCAATCCAGATGCCAGCATAAGCTGATACGGTTGGATCAGGAGGAAGAACACCGTTGGTGCAACCAAACTTATCAAGCCCAGTGAGAAGCGATAACGAGCCTTTCCAGCGGTCAGCGAATGACTGATATCTGAAAGAACGAGAGGCACCGCTTGGCGCTGTTTGGGAGCTAATATATTTATCCCCCTGAGCAAGCCCCATCAGCCCAATCAAATACAACTGAATCAGCAGAGCAGTAGATGCTGGATAGTGGGAGTCTAAGCAGTCTTGAATGCTGTTAGCTTGATCAACAAGCGCTTGCAGGATGAAGTCTGGAAGCGTAATCCCGACCGAATCCAAATACTCTTTGGCTTGTTCGATGGTTACCATGTTGACTCCAGAATGGAAAAGCCCCGCATATGCAGGGCATAAAAAAACCGCTTTCGCGGCGTTTAGTCTTCTTTGGCCTTTTTGCCCTTGCCTGATGTTGCCTCAGGCGTTGCTGGGGTTAATTCACCGCCAGCTTCACCGCGCATCAGTCGGACATTTGACTTCAATGCTGGGTGTAATTTATCCAGCTCGACTACGTCACCAACATTCACGCCAAACCAAGGGCGAACTACTTCGTACTTAGACATGATTCCCCCTTATGCCAGATTAGCGCCGTAGACCACGCCAGAAAGACCTTGATCATCTGCGGTAATTTGCAGACCTTCTGCGGACATGATCTGGAAGTTGTAGTTAACGTTTGGAAGCGGACGCGGCAGAGGAACTACCCCCTGAGCCATGCCTACCAGCGGAGAAATCACGTCGCGGCGACGTTGGTATGCAATAAACTCGTTGCCAGATAATGCAAAGGTTGGTCGTACTTCTTTCACTGGTGCAAACGGCAAAATAGCTTGCAAAACAGTACCAGTAATGACGCCATTCACTACATATGGCTGAGCGTAATTAGCCCAAATCTCAGGACTAACCCACTGGATATCATACTGCGCGACTTTGTTTTTGCGAGCAGTTGAACCAAAGGCACCCTTACCATAGAACTCAATCAGTTGGGCCTGAGTTGCTGAGGTTAAGTCGATATTGGCACCGCCAGAACCAGAACCAAGATTGATTTTCTGCGTATGGCGGTGGTTCTTCATTCCTTGCGCTGGGTATCCCTGCACCTGAATGTTTGCGTCACCAGAAAGATAATAGGCAACACGGCGTTTATTAACTTTGCGAAGCTTGGCCTGCTGTGAGTCAAGAACCAGATCAATGCCTACCGAGTTCATGCCAGCCGCATGACGCCAGTTCACACCATAACCGGCAGTGAACACAGGGATCGGGTCGCCGTCACTGTTATATTCTGTATGGTCGAAGGAGAACGGAGCTTGACCATCAATACTAACTGAAACGTCATCAGCAATTTCACCGACCATATTGTAAAGCTTCGCAGTTTTACCAACCGGTAAGATCGTCTGAACGCCCATTAGGTCGTTGATGATCTCCATACCATCTTCTTGGTCACGCATTTGCAGAATCTGGTTATCAATTTCAGCCCAGAACTCTCGGGCAAAACCACTTACCGCATTGCATGCCAGCATCTCCGGCGTCATCACCGAGCGGTTAGCTGCAATCATTCCTTTCTGCTGCTGGTTCCAGATGTTTCGGTTAGCCCACAACTCATTCCAATGACCGCCGAGGCGGCTGTTTGCTGCCAATGTCTCTTTAGAGAAATACATGTTTTATCCTTCCTTATGCGCCAGCGCCAGACGCTGCAATAGTGCCAACGCGCATACGCACGCGAATGAAATCAGTAGAGCTTGCAGCAATAGTTGCTTCATCTTGGCTGTAGCCGATCACTGAATCAGTGTCAGCGGTTGCCAGAGTAAATTGACCATTAGAGCCAAGCTTGATCGGAGAATCTTTTTTATAGGCTCCTGCAACACACAGGAGTGCAAGTTCGCGGCCTTCTTCTACATAGTTTCCTACGGCAGAATCACCTGATGGGACAGCATCACGAATGCCTAAACCTTGGTGATAGGCGCAGTCGATAATGTAGATTCGACCGGTTAAAGCTGTTGCCTGAGCAAACTTACCAGAGCTATTGATAATTGCAGCGGTACCCGGCAATAATGCCGCGGCAGTGGTTCGTGTCTCGGTTTTGTACAGAGACTTGCCGTCAATGTTTACACGGCGATAGCGAGAAGCCATTTGAATCCCCTCTTACTTGAAGTATTGATCGGCAGCTGGTGCGCCGGTTTCTGCTGGGTTGTTGGCTGAGTTTCCGGCCAGCGGTGCCGCATCACCCAAGTTTTTAAACATGCTGTCCAACGCTTCACCAGACAGTGCGTTTGCTACGATATCGCCATGGACTTTAGCCACTGCTGCTCGCTTGGTAGTCTCTTCTGCTCGAGCGTTTGCGGTGAGAGAGTCTGATAGCTCTTTTTGATTGGCTTGCAGAGCATCAACCTTTTCCGCAAGAGGCTTGATAGCCTTTTCGGTATTGGTCGCCACTGCCTCACCAATCATGTTGCCGATTGTCTCTAGTTCTTCTTTGGTTAAAGGCATGTCGCCCTCCGTTTGGTTTGTATTTGTTGCAGGTCTATCCTGCTGGTTGAGGAATGATTTGAATTTATTAACAGCAACAGCCACCCAAGACTCTTGCCGGACTACTGGTGAGCCAGTTTCATCAAAGGTTATTTTTCCGCCATCGCTTTTATAGCCAAATACTTCAGCCTTACCGCCGTTTCTGACGACCACAACTTGCGAGTCAGTGAAGTCAGCAACCCACGCATATTCATCTGGTCCAGATGCAAATTTGTCTCTTACCGCACGGTCTAGCCGGTTTTCTCGTTCGCGATATGACTCGCCAACCAATGCACCAGAGTTAGCTTTGATTGGCGTCGCTAGGTCAGCGTTAACCATTAGCCCGACGCCCTGTTCAGGCGTTGCGGCACCAACTTCATGGAGTAAGATTGCGTCATGATCCATGGCTTTAATCTTGGCGACCCAATCAGCGCCTAGCGCTTTTTGTTCTTCGTTTGCTTCAACCTGATCGAGGAATACAGCAACACTTGTGTGGATGGGTGGAACATCTTCTCCGCGTTCAATCGCAGCTACGCGCTCTAAAAGCTCTCGCCCACCCTCTGACTCCTCGGCCTTACCGATATCTACCCACTTTTCTAAGTAAATACGGTTGCCGGACTTCTTAACATTACGGTTCCAAGCCCCTACGTAGCCGATGTTTAGCCCTTCAGGAGAGAATGCTGATACAAACTGCCCATTAACCATTGGGTGTCCTAGTGGTGCCAGCGTCCCCTCAAGGCCGGTGTAGTGAGCATCAATTTCGTTTTCTGGATATAGTCCGCCATTCATAACCACGTTTGCTGGCAGCGTATAACTGGGGAGGATCAGGTGGTCGCGGCCGTTGTAATTCTCACGCCTGATAGACTGACTGTTTACCTTAGTTGTGACGTTAACCTGCATTGTCATCGGTTAATCCTCTTGCCTTCATTGAGGTGTATTCCTTCCTCGTTCGTTCGATTACGGTGTTTGATAATGGCTCGCCTTTGTCGTCTACCAGCACGGCTACAGTGGAGCATTTGCAGTTAATTGAGTTTGCATCTCTAGACCACCAGTCTCGCTGCTCATCCGTTGTGTAGAGTTTTCCATGCCTAGCTGCGTGAGTGCGGCGAGTTGTGGGACTCAGCGCTGAGATGTGAAGCTGCATTGTTTGGATGCCGTAATTGGCCTTGGCGTCATCATCCTCATCCATACGGGCTCTTCTTAAAGCCGTAGTGATTTCTGTTCTGGCAATGCGATTGGCTCTACGGGACTCAATGCCAGTTTGAGATGTTAGGTTTCGGGCAACCTCTTTGGGATTAAGGCCGCGCCCGATGCCATCAGTCAGTATCCGTGCCATGTCAGCTTTAACTTGAGCGCTTAGGTTCTTCATCTCTTCAAATTCGCGAGCCCGAACCAATACAAGCCTTAGTTGGTATGGCTCACTCATCAGAATGCTTTGAACGCTATTTTGCCCTGCGGCATAGGCCGGTGATTGCTGGGATAGGTTTGCAAACTCTTGAGCGGTACCGCGCTGATATGCCACCTCGACATACTGATCGAAGAACCACAGGTTTAGCTCTCCACCCTGAAGCAATATTTCATCCACCATCCTCTCTCCATTCTGTAGAAGCATGGATAGGAGGCCTTGGTCTAGTTGGAATGCGTATCGTTGGTTAACTGCGGGTGAGGCGGGGATTCGGTTCAGTATCTGTATATAGCCTTTGGTGATTAGCTTCATGCGCTTTGAAAAATCTCGCATGGCTCCACGTTCTAGCCTATCAACTCCGGTCGGGTCCTGTTTATTACTGGGTAGGATCGCCGACTTTGCTTTCTTCGCCATCGTCGATTTCCTCACCTAGTGGGTCATTTTCATCTGATTCATACCCAGCGGCCTCTCTAATCTCGTCTCGAGAGAAAACTGGCTCTCCAGTGGATACCGCCTTCTGGTTGATTTCGCTCATTTTGGTCGCGCTATCAAGCTTGTCAGACGATGACTGTTCGTTGAGGTCGTCCCAGATGACGGTTTTCTCTGACACCGGATCGATAATTTGCAGTTCGATTAGTTTGTCAGTGAAATCTTCAATGTCGTATGAAAGCTCTCGCTCTCTGCGTGACTGGCAGCGAGCATTCATATACTTCTGGTCTTCAGTGCTTGCTCGCTCACCAGTTTGCATACCAACAAGAACCTTGGCTGGAATATCAACACCTGCCGCTGCCGTCTGGAGGTTTACGTCATAGGTTGGTGACGGGTCAGCTACAGAGGTTACCAGCGGCGTTACGCTTGCGCCCTGTGTGGTGAGCATCACATCGTTTCCACGGTTTACTTCTTTAGCAGCTTCATTGAACTTCTCTTGTAGGTCATCAACACTAACCCCATAGAGAGAGGCGAGATTGTTGAAATCAATTTCTTTCTCAAAGTTAACATTCAACTGCCTAGCGGCGTTCTTGAGGAAAGATTCACCAGACCCACCTTCAACTTTCTCAAGGCTGACAAAAGCGTTGTATGAAGGCTCTAAGAATCCAATGGCATCGTCTGAATAGTCCCCCAAAATAAACACACGGTCAGGGTGAATTTGGACCCTACGACTCCCACCATTCGATAGATATTCGGTGTATTCCCACATAGTGGGTAGGCCGTATGTGATTGAGTTGATATCAGTATCCAGCGAGTAAGGCTTTAAAGCCCCAGCCCATACAGGGGTGACCTTTTTTAGCCCCTTCCCTTTCGTTACAGACTGATTCCAAGCATTTCCATCACGGATATGTAGCAATATGCCTGACCACCGGCCAACCAATCGACGCTTATCAGCATCAGCAAAGCTATTCCAGAGTCTGTTAGTGAATACCGGTTTAATTTTCCCTTCCCAAGCAGTAGCTTTCTTCGCTTTATCGAATTTATCGCCTTCGATGATTTGCGGGTTAGACTTCCAACAGTGGGATATGATCTTGTTGACTGCGCCAAATGCAATGCCGCCGCGCCGGTAGAGCTTATAGAGGTCATCAAAGGTTAAGTCCTCTTTGAAGCCATACTCACACCACGCTGAGCTTCGCTTTGCATCAAGTCCCATAGTTGGATTTAGTAGCCCCATACGGGCACGCGCCATCCTTACATCCGTCATGGCGTGATTGACGGCTAGCTGTAGTTTGTCGTTCATGGAGTGTCCGTAGAAGATTTATTATCGCTATCTGCCTAGAAGCCTTTTTGGGATCATCATTCCTGCTGACTGAGTTTTGCGTTTGATATAGCCATCTAAGCCATAACGAACGCCATCCCAGCAGTGGTTGTTTTTGTCTTCGATGACTGGCAAAACTTCGCCGGTGATCCGGTCTGTTTTGTACGAGTAAAGACGGGCTTCTTTTGCAGTTTCTTTGCAGCGTGGGTGAATGATTATCTGCTTGAATCCACGCAGACATGTAATGCCATCCTCAACACTGCCCTGCCATTTTTGCGCAGCAGAAATATTGAACCCCTGCCCTTTAATGTGGCTTATTGTCTCTGGTCGCGAGTTATCAGCCTTAATAGGCCACTTTCTCGCCTCTGGAATACCAGGGAATTTTGCTTCATCTGTAACTTTCCACTCTTCCAGTTGCTTTGGCTTAGCCCCGTCCTTACCAGCGTAGAACTTCCACATGTCATCAAGCTCTACGCCATTGCCATAGGCTTCATATTCGATATAGAGATTGCTATCAAGAATGAACATTCGGATAAGTGTGTTCGGGTCTTTCGCGAAACCGAAGTCAGCACCAAACAACAAGCGTTCAGCCTTCTGCCAAAGATCATCAGCAAAACTCTGGACAACGTACTTGTTGGCCAGTACCTGCTTATCTGAATTTTCGAGATAGGCACCTTCCCAGATCCACGCATAATCAGCGTAATCAAGGTTTTCTAAGTCCTCTAGCCTTTCTTCCTCGAGGACCTCAGGGAACCATGGATTGTCTCCGTAGTTCATCTCGGCAAACATGGAGTTTTTGGGAGGATTCTTTCTAAACAGCTTATCTGTCGCGCTGCCGTCTTTTTCTGGGTTCCATGTAACCCAAATCTCAGAGCCTTTTTCACGAACCGTAGGACGTAGCTTCTTCCATGCCGTCGATGATACTGATTCAGCTTCATCTACCCATGCAATCAGTATTCGAGCCTTTGATTTGATGCTGTCGAGGTTATGCCGCAGACCACAAAACACGTAGCTAACACGTTTGTTTTTAGTCCTGATGTACTTTTCGCCTATATCGAAATAATCATCGAGCCATGGAACAGAGCGGATAGCTTGCTTGATCTCTTCCATCGATGATTCTTCAAGGGAGTTCATGAACTCTCTAGCGCAAAGAATTACACCGCTTATTCCGCTCTCAGCTGCCTGATATGCCTTAACCGCACTCATCAGAGCAAAGGTTCGCGTTTTTGCAGAACCTCGACCACCATAGGAGCCGCGATATCTGACGCCTTCCTTAGCAAAGACTGGGACTAACTTGGCGGGTATTTGTAGGTCAACTTGATTTTCCATTGGCTGGGTCAACTCCTACCAGACGAATGGTTGTTGGCTTCGGTGTCATAGAACCATCTGATGATTTGTGATCAACCATCTCTTTGAAGGCGCTGACGTCAATGTGCTTACCTAGCAACTCAAGATTCTTCACCTTGTCAGGCCATTTTATTTTCTTAAGCAGCGCCGCTGTATTGCCTTCGGCACTCATCTCCATGACTTCCATGCCGGATAGTGTGGTTCGCCATGTCAGAGGCCAATCTCTGACCGCTTTCAGTTCCCCTGAGTCGGTAAGGATATCGAAAACGTCCATTTGGTCGATTTCAACGAGCCGCTTCAAGACATAGGTCGCATTAATGCCAACCAGATCATTGCGTTGGGCTTTCAGTTCGGCAATCCTAGATTGAATGTCAGGTTTTGACATGTTTTCGGACGCGGTACGGTTTGCAGTCTTTTCGCTGTACCCCGCCCGAATAGCCGCTTGTGTGGCATTTAAATCGATGAGGTACTCGCGACAGAACATTTCTTGTTTGTCGGTGAGTGCCATTATATTTCTCTATATGAGGTGAGCACGAATGGGCAACTTCTCGATTCATGCTGGTTTGGTTAACGGCGATCTTATGCCGATAGTTAATGAAAACTTGAGCTCAGAGGAGATAGTTACTGGTTTTACTGGTGATGATACTGGAGCACCGCCAAACTCTGTAACTATTAAGATTAAGACTGACTCAGGCAAACAAGTTGAGGTTGTTATCCCAAATAGCTCAGCGAGTGCTTATGTTACAGTTGATGGCTCTATGATTTAGTAAACTTGCCTACAGTAAGGGGAAGTCAGCCATCTGCTTTCTCTTATTCTTCTTCCTGAATGTCGCAGGCCATTAATGCTAAAGCTGCAACGGCAAATTCTTTTTTGCTGGCCTCTTTGAGCAGGCTGGATAGTTTATCTCTCAGCCCTAAAATCTCTTCGCGCTCTTTCTCTTCAAGCTCAGAAATCATCCCTAGTATCGCAAGGCTCTGCATCTTTTCTTCTTTCGTGAGTGCCATGATTACTCCTGAGTTTCTTCCGCTACCGGCTTGAATGTGATTTCACTCAACTCATCCGGCTGAATGTATGTCCATGAGCCGTCATGCTCCGAGATAGCAAATAGACCGTTAACCAGTCTTGGCTCTTTTGTTGTCATGACGCCTTCGTATGTGGTTCCGTCTTTCTTTGTTGCTTTGACGTTGTACTTATCAGCCATGAGCGAACATTCCTCTGATTTGTGAGTATCCGCCCGAGAGCGCCATGTGAACTTATGCTGCAATATCGTGTGCTCTCAGTGAAAACACACTGTATTGCTCCATGATTCTTCTGCCACGGTTCATGTTACCGCCATGAGAGTCGCGTGGTGGGCGCTCGGCATTGGTCGTTATTGATGTCTCTGTACGCTCGCGGCTAGGAGAGGCACCGGTTATGGCTAATACAGAGATGCTGCGACAACCCTACGCAATTTGATTTGGTTAGCCAGACTCGCCCCGCTTCGCAGAGGTGCTAACTGACTTACGGCTTACCCGTCAGCAAGATCGGATCACCCCTTAAGCAGTGACACTATCAAGCGCCTACTTGAGACGCTTTGTAGTGGCTATGCGAGGTTATGTTTCACCACTTCATCTCTTGCGAACGAACTAGCGAACTTAATGATGAGTGATGCCATCACATAAACAATGGCTGTCACTATCCATCCAGACCAAGCGTATAAGCATGTCATTGCAATGAAAGTCACCCAGCCAATAAAGCGAGCAATCCCTGTTTTTTTCTTTGCAGCATCCACTAGAAGCTTTGCAAGCTTAACCTTGGTTTCTTCACCTGATTTCTCATACATGGCACTCGCCACTACGATAATTACCGCAATGGGAATAGCGAGTATGCAGAGCATCCAGTTGATAGCGACAGCGAGAGTGACAAGCCCTTCAATCTGATAGAAGACACCTGCTGACATGGAAATTAGAAGTAGCAGTGAAACTGTGTATGCGATAACTGTTTTCATGATGATTGTTCCTATCAGGCCGCTTGGTTAATTAGTTGAGATGAAGCCCAAAGCCCAGCTATCCACTGAATGCCTTTTGGTGTGAACTTCACTTGAGTGAATGCGTGTCCGTTATGCTGGTTCTCGCCTGTTTTGACTGCGAATCGGCCTGCATCAAGGTGCTGTGAGTATGGTGTTAGCTTTCCAGCCAGCTTGTACATGATCCCGTTATCAATCAGGAACAGGCGGAAATCGTTTTCTTTTATCTTCAGAAGTTTTGCTGTCTCTCTAAATCCCATCAGCCCGGATGCTTCAACGTACTGATCAACAAATTCAGCCTTTGGCGCTGCTACCGCTAACTTATTTTCGAGAGCTGCGTTTTGTTCCGCGAGGTCAGCAGCAAGACGAAGTGCCTCCGGCAGTGTCTGCGGAATTTTTACCGGATGGCTTAAGCTCTGCTCCAGTTCCTGCCAGCGATCGACAAGTCTGGCAGTAAATTCAGGTGAAAGCTGAGCGACTACGATGATGCTGTCACGCTTACCTCTTTCACCCTCAAACACATAAACAGCTACCGGCCTGCCTGCTGTTTGCTTTTCCTCAATTTGAGGAGAAGCTATCGTGCCTCTTTCAATGAGCGTTTCAATGGTTCGTTTGACGTTATCGTGTCGCTTCTCTACCAGTTCTGAGATTTCAAGACTGGTCATAATTGCTGGGTGATCATTTACTGGATATTGCATGGTGAATACCTTCAAAAAAGAAACCTCTGTTCACCAGAACGTCCATACCCGATCTCACCATGCTTCGATGGAGTTCTCAGAGGTCGCTTTTGTGAATGGTTTCGGGGGTTACGATGCGCGGTGAAAGCGCGGTGAAATGCAGATGTAAAAAAACCCCACCGAAGTGAGGCTCTATTGGGTTGGGGTATTACTTAACCTTCAAACAAGCTTTGCTTAAGCAGATAGCCTTCCAACAGCCAGATTTTATTAACGGCATTTTGGCGAGCAATCTTGCGCCCGATTTCTTCATCGAAGTTTTCCGGGCTGGCGCATGCACTTTCTCCAGTGACGGTGAAGCCATTTTTAAGCACCAAAACGCAGAAAGTAAGAAGCTTTAACTCGCTGTGGTAGCCGGTAAGTCGTGTTAAGTCATCCTGCTTATGGATATTTCCATTCACGCCATTTTCAGCTGAGAAGTAATACTCCCCGGTGATGAGTGACTGGATATGTTCGGGCGTAACTCGCGGCGCTGTTTTGCCTTTCTCTACAATTTCTTTTTCGATTTGCTGGTCGTTCATAATTATGACCTCTATTGGCACTGGGTGCGAATATAACTTTGCAACCCGTTAATCATTGTTTCGGATTGTCTGATTCGTTCGACGAGACTGAGATAATTGCGTTCAAACTCTGCATCATATCTGGGGCTGACTGCATCAGGCTTGCCGGTGGCGGCGGTGGCTTCGGGCAACTTTGGACAACTGGCCGCGATGCGCAGCCGCTTAGTGCCGTTACCAAGGTCAGTGCGCAGACGCTCAACTTCACTTTTTGCATTGGCTAATTCCTGAGTGACTTTGATATCCAGCTCGGCAGCCTGTACTCGTTGACGCTGGATGTTTTCGAGGTCTGCTTTCTGCTGATTGGCTACTTGAGTGATTTCTTTCAGCTGAGTATTTAGCGACTGCATCTGGCTTGTCGTGTACCACATGCCAACTAGTAGAGCGATGATGACAGCGATCAGTGCGGTAGTGATTCTGCTCATGAAAGGAACAGAGATTTCTCCGCCTCACGTCTCCGCGTTAGACCCACCAACTCTTTACCGCCCGCCTTATTCCACTTAGTAAACTCGTTAGCTGCACCGGCATAATCGCCAGTGTTGATTTTCCTCAGGAGAGTTGATCCCTTCAGCGCGTTAACGCCGAGGTTGTAAGCGAAATCGACGAGCGCATCGAACTGGTTTTGATTGAGTTGAACCTTAACCAGACTGTTTACGCCATTCTCGTACTGGATGACACCTTGCTTTAACAGGTCATCAGCTTTCTGCTGGGTGATGGTCATGCCCTTGCCAACAGGTTTTCCATCTACCGGTTGCGTCCATCCATAGCCAATAGTCCAGACGCCGACGCTATCCTGATATGCAGTTAATCGGCAGCCTTCAAACTGCTTGATTAGGTTGATGCCGTTCTCACTTACTCGCATCAATGCCTCCAGATGCTTTGTTTAACATTCGGCGCTCAATGGCTTTAATTAGCGAGGCTCCAGACCAACCGGCCATGCCACATGCCGCACCAATCACCTCAGCAGACCAGCCATAATGCAAAGCAGCCATCATCATGATCATCCCTGAGAAGATGGAAACAATTATCTGTAGTACTAATGTTCTCCAGCTAAATGCCTCACCGTTCAAAACCTTGAATGAGTAACTGGCCACGGCTCCGATGAGAGTCATACCAAAGGCAATAAGCATGGAAATGATGTTTGGTTCATTTTTCCATGGCATACGCATATCCACCTCCCCGCAGGGAACGGCGCTTAAATTGTTTGTAGGGATTAGCGTCACCCGTATCCATGCCAGACAAGGAATGTGTGAGTGCGGTTGGTTGGTTTTGGATGACGCTAAATGCAAAAAGCCCCGCACGATGGCGAGGCTTGAAATTTGATAGTGAGCACACCAAACGCTCCGGTTTACCCTTCTTCGCTGAGTGATGTGCTGAAAACTAAAAAGGCCAGCGATTAAGCCAGCCTTTTCTTTGTTACTGCGCTCTTTCGCTTTTGCTCCCGAGCATGCACTAAAATATACACTTTCATTTCCCAAAATCAAGAGAAATAGAAAATATTTTTACTCATGCTGCATTTTGAAGTATTTCCTTCTCCGTTGCATGCTTCATTGCATAGTACATTTCCTCTTCCAGTATCTCTTCACACCAGATAACCCGCTTTCGGCAAAATTGAACATCTGCACCAGTGATGTATGAAATCATCCGTGCAATGTCTTGCGGGCATTTGCGATCGCAATATCGTTTAATAGCTACATCGCGGATCGGGCTTCCACGCTTAATTGCTTTCTTCATGACTGACTCAACAAAAGCGGCATCATCTGATTCTTTGGCGAGAGCGATGATGTTGCTTGCTGAGGCTGCTGGTATCACAATTTCGCGGGACTTCTTAAACAACTCTTCTCCCCGATAACCTTGCTTGTGAAGACTGTTCACCACTTCAACAATCCGCTCTGACTGTGTTTCACTCCATTCTGAACGAACCATTAATCGACCAATTACGTTAACGCAGCCAGAAGGGGCTTCGTCACCGCCGAGGTAATGACCCCAGAGCGATAACATATAGCGCGTCCATACTCGCTGTGATGGCGTGATGGTCTTCTTCCCTCGACACCAGAGTCGTCGTAAATCTGCCTGTCTGAATACCATGGGCAGTGTGTATATCGCGTCTACTGGCCTCATCGCTTACCCCACCTATTTTTCCCACTATCACCGCGAGCTGTCATGAATACGCCATTCACTATTGCGTGGTGCTTGGCATCTTTGTCTTTGATGTATTTGGATATGGTTTCTCTGTTGATGTGTAAGCGTCGTGCTAGCTCACTTTGATTGCCGTGCGTATCGACTAACATGTCGGGTATGGTTCGGATGTCGGCTTTCATAAACCCTCCAGTTCGGTGATGACCACTTCCAGCTTTCCGCCCTTCACCAGCTCGCCACGCCGCACCCTGAAATCATCAATCTGCTCGTCGTCTTCCATGAATCCAGCATGCACAAGCGAATCAAAGACGGCCTTTTGCAGGTTGTCTAAGTCGCGACGGCGTTTATCTGGTACGTGGGCAGTGATTGAAAATTTGAGTCTAGAGGTGGTGTGAATATCGAGGTTTTGTTGCTGGATGATGGTAATAATGTTTTGACGGTATTTTGTGCCTTTCTCGCTGATGTAGTGCCGTTGCCTTGCGTGTCGCCAATATGTGTTTAGGCTCGGCGGGTACGGCAGCTGTAGCCGGTATTCCCTCATAGTTTTAGCTTTCCCTCTGCAATCAGCGCGGCCTGAGTTCGTATTACTCCCTCAAGGTGTGCCATGTGAGCCTCTCCGGCGTCTGTGCGCCTTGTCCTGCGGTCTATTTCATCGTGACATGCTGAGCATGCCCAAGCGCCGAATAAGTCGCTAGGCTTCATACCTACGCCGCATAATCCAGCCATTCGAAAATGAGCCAGCACTACCGTCTCGCTGTTGCCGTTGCATATGCCGGGCAACCGCACTTGGCATTCTCGGCCTTGAGCTTCTTTCCGAAGGTTAGCCATTGTTATCTCCTATCTGGATAACAGTAAGTCCGTGACCAAACACCGCGCCAGTATCGATATAGTGCTGATTGAAGAAGTTCATCGGGCTGCGAGCTGGCGTGTGTCCGAAAATAAACTCGTCTGCGCCGGTAATGTTACAGCCGATCCCGTCCATCGCGTTACTCACCCGTTCTCGATTCCAAACCACATCCTGCTCATCGACACGCTTACCAAATACATATTCGTTTGATGGGTAGTCTGCATGGGCTATCACGTAACGCTTGCAGGGGAAATTTACTTCGATAATTAGCGGTAAACTTTCCGCATGTGCGATTAATGCCTTAGCGAGAACCTCTTGGTCGTAATCAAGGTAGAAGAACCAGCCGCCGCCATTAGCTAGCCAGTGATTTACATTGCCGGCGCCGTTTAATGCCTGAATAGCCATCTGCTCATGGTTACCGCGAACAGCCCTAAACCATGGCTGATTAATCAGGTCGAGACATTCGACGCTCTGCCCACCTCGGTCGATTAGGTCACCAACTGAAATCAGCAGATCTGCGTCAAAGTCGAACTTAATCTCTTCTAGGTGCGTCATCAGCATGCCGTGGCAGCCGTGTAAATCTCCTACTACGTTAATTTTTCGATAGTCAGCTCCGTTAATGCGGAGGTATATCCCTTCGCGGGTTTCAGTCATGTCTATCTCCAGATTTTGGATGTCTGTATTTTTGAATTAGGTAGGTAGTTTGATTCAGGGAGAAGTGCTTGAACGAACCAGTGACGATTGTCTGCTGATAGTGATTTAGTGGCCTGCACTCCGTTGTTTTTGTATCTATCGAGTAGTTGATTGGCTTCTTCTGTGGTCATGGGTTCGTGCGAGAACCACGTTCGTTTCATGATGCACCTACCTGTAGTCATACCAAATGTAGAAATGGAAGAACCAGAATCCGAAGCATGGTATCGGGCCATCATGCCAATCCAGCTTATAGCCGAAGTATCTGGTCTGTTTTGGTAATGTATTGCACATTAGGATGCTTTCTTTGCTGATTCTGAATTGCATTACGCTGCCTCCGGTGGCTCGGGGTCGAAAGTATAAATACCGGGGTTTCCCAACAACTTTGCCAGTCTTAGAGCTAATGTCTGTTGCTCCCAGCGATTAGTGGAGAGCAGCATATTCTCTGCGGCCTTCGCTATCTCGATTAACTCAATGATGGTTTCTGGATTAAAGATTACAGGTCGATACTCAGCGCATTCTTTCTGGCTCTTCGCATCTTCCAAACTCTTTAGACTTCTTCTAGCTGTTACTTCTAAATCGTCGTATTTGCTCATGCTGCTGAACTCCTGTTGTGTTGTTGAGCCCAGCGCATCGCGGCTATGGCATCATCACCGAACTTAACGTTATGCTCCGCACCAAACGCCTGTATCAGCTCTATCAGGTCACGCATTTCACCCACAGTCATTCGACTAGTAGATTGCCCAAGCACAACGAACCCGCCCTCAATACCCGGTGCCGATCGCTGGCCTTTGAGTGATGCGGTGAATATGTGCTTCCAGTCTTCACTACTGAGCGTTAAACCATGCCAAACGACCTGCTCGCTAATATCGTTCAGCATTGCCCATAGACGCGCATTCTGGTCTAGGGTTCTGGTTCGCTCTTGGATGGTTACTACGAGGGGTGAATCTGGATTGACTGGAAGTGACTGGATGAACTGGATTGCGTTTTGCTGTCGGTGTTGGTCTATCAGGAAATAGGCTTGTTTATTCATGATTACCTCCCATCAGCACGACCATAACCTTTGACCATGCAATGATTGTTTATGTAAACAGCAGTTGTGTTTAGCTCTTTAGCTAGCCGCTCTTCGCAGCCTTTGCGGTCTGATTCTCCAGCCAATCCCGCGATAAATAGCAGAGCAGCAATGCCAGCACCCCAGCATAAAATTTGAAACGCCAGCTTCATCACTCCCCCTTAACCTTGATGCCAGCGGCGCGGATCGCCTCACTACAGAGATCAACAATCAACTCGGTTATCCCGCCTTCTTCGCCTTCGGCTGTTGGTAGCACGACCACCACCGCCTCGCGGCTTGCTTGCCATGCCCACCACTGACCATCAATTATCTCGTCCGTGTAACCATCATCACAACGCAGACTTTCCCAGCCATCCATAGGCTCGCATTCGTTATTTTTTTGCCATGCCGTTTCAAACTGTTCACGACTTGTCATGACAGGCACCCCTAGCTGTATTCATTTTTGAAATCAATTTGTTAATTTCATCTTTTTTTTCTGACGAGATGTTTTGAACATGGGATTTAATTAACCTATCGAATCCTTTGCTAATCTCTCGCATCACAAGTTTTAGAAAAAATACTTTTAACCATCTTGGAGAGTATGGGCTTAGCCCTATATTCTTTAAAAATATCAATTTTAACTTATTCATGACTATCTCCATCTCCGTATAGCGGTAAATAAACACACCTGTAAACAAACTGAATAAACTCGCTCAGGAATACATTCCATTCAGGATCAGGGGTGTATCCAGCGGCTTTATCAACCATAAACTCAATACCGTTGCGCGGTTTTCTCGGTCTGTACATGCCGTAGATGCGTTCAAAGTTTGAGATAAGCTCCTCTTCCTCTAAGCTAGCTTCAATCGCTTGGCTTAGGCGTGGATCTGTTATCAGGGTGAGCTTGATGCAATCTGGTAGGCTTGTCATGATTATCTCCACTCTGATGCTTGCTTGTTGTCATTCTGATTGGCAGCGTACCGGCGCGCGGCCTCATCCTGTTCAATGTTGACGAAGTGACCATTCTTCCAGCCCATGTAAAAAGTCTTTGGCTGGCCAGAACGATATTTCCCAACGATGATTTCGGCGATCCCTTTCATGTTGCTGTTGTCGTGATAAACCTCATCGCGGTACGGGAAGATAATCACGTCTGCATCCTGCTCTATCGCCCCTGAGTCCTTCAGGTCTGCCAGCGTTGGTCGCTTATCTGGTCGAGTCTCAACACCGCGATTAAGCTGTGAGAGCAAGATAACGGGGACTTTGCTGCGCAGGCTGAACTGCTTGAGCTTCCGTGTAATCTCTCCGATCGCTATGTCGTTACGCTCTGCCTTTGGCTTTTTCATCAGGCCGAGGTAGTCGATAGAAACAAAGCTGAGGCCGCCGTCCATGTTCAACCTTTCTGCGTGTGAGATTATTTCGTCAACGCTCATCGCCTCATCTAGCACATAGTTCTCTTCGCCCTGAAGCATGCCGGTGGCGGCTGTTAGTCGAGTGAACTGCTCGGGGATCATATCCAGCGGGTTACGCAGTGCGCCGATAGCTAGACCAGACCGATCCGCAACATGGCGTTCGACGACCTGCATCTCTGACATCTCCATGGAAATCATTAGGCCGCGTCCTTTCTGGTGACCAATTGAGTTGCCGATGTTGATCGCCAGTTCCGTTTTACCCATACCAGGTCGCCCAGCGATGATTATCAGGTCAGTGCGATCGAATCCCCCGTACTCGTTATCCATCGGCTCAATACCGGTTTTGAGATACAAGCCTGACTCAGCGCCTTTCATGCGTTTCTCCAGAACATCCATGTAGTCCGGCAGTAGGTCGCCAATTTTGCGCGGCAGCCGGTCATTAGTTTCGAATTGCAGGTTCGACAAAATACCGCTGACTTCGGCGATCCGCTCGTTTAGGTCATGAGTGCCAGCTTCACGAAGCAACGAAGCCGCCTTGGTTAACTCAGCCTCCCCCTTTCGCAACATCCAGCACTGGCGAACACGCTTGGCCCACGCCTTGATGTTTGCCGCAGACTTGCAGCGAGCAGATACGGACAAAACCAGATCCCGAGTTTCACCCGATACCCCTTCCTGAACCGTAAACGGGTCAATCGGTTCGCATTTGTTCAGCAGCGCAACGATGACGCGGTACATGTTCTGCAAGTGGAAGTTCGCAAAGGCCTCAACAGGAAGCTTCCCAGCGATTTCAAGGCAATCAACGTGGTCGCCTTTGATAATCATTGAGCCAATCAGCTGCTCTTCAAAATCGTAACTGTCCATCAGTCCTCCCTACCCAAAACTTCATCGATAATTCGCTGAGTTAACGCCGTTTCGATCCCGTATTTTTTGCCACTTGGATTCTCTCCACATGCCCATGCACTTGGCTTGTAACCAAACTCGATGTACCCGTTGATAAACGTGTCGATATCTGTTGGCTCTTTGCCAAGTTCTTTGCACTGCTTGAGGTAGGAAGCCCATAGGCGCTTAAGGCCGCTCTCCACGGTGACGGTGAAACTACGCATTTTTGGCAATCCGTGTTTCTCCGCTTTGCAATTCCAAGTGTTCTTGAAACGTTCGCGATCGAATACCGGTGATTTTGAGCGTGGATTTGTTCCCAATGATCGAGGATTGGTTCCTGCTTGACGGGGTGTTTTTTTGCTCACATCCAGCAATCCCACATCGTGGGTTTGGGTATGTTTTATATTGTCTTTGGTAAGACTGTTTAGGGTGTCGGGTGATTCCGCCCAACTTGAAACCTTTTTTTGCCCAACATTTTGGGTGGTTCCGCCCAACTTTTTAGGTGGTGATTTTTTAATCTTATTTAGTTGCCATTCCTTGATGTTAACGTTGACGCTAACTAGCTTAAATCCTCCTACTTTTCTTAGGTTTATGATGCGCCTTTCAGCCAAAACCTTTAGCGCCGCCGCTACATCTGAATCATCCAGATCGGTAGCATCTGCAAGATAGGTATTTGTTACTTTGTCCTCTGACTTGTTCCAACCGAAAGTGCAGAAAATAACGGCATCAAAAACCTGATGCTCACGACCAGCAAGCTTCAATTTTTGCTTAAGCTTTGCAATGCTTGTGGCGACACGCATATAACCATCATCAAGACTCGCCACTCTCTGCTCCACGGCCTCCTGTGGTGGCCTGTAATCAGATAACTGCTTAACGACGCCCATCATTCTTTACTCCCGCCTTAGCCAATCTGTAAACGCCAATTAACCGCTCAGCAAATGGCTTGTTATTGGCAGCAGCTACGATTAACCCGTCGGGGCTATCAGGTTGACGCCGTTCCTCTTCTCTATTGCTTTTTCTACGTTTTGACATAGAATTACTCCTGTGAATTGATCCAGTACTAGAAAGTCATAGTGATCTGAGAGTCGTCGGCTGCCACCGGCGACTTTTTCTTTTGTGAGTTGATAATCATGCTCAGCATTCGTAGTGACTTCGCTATCTCAGCGGCTTCATCACCTGCAATTGATAAAATCGAATCCTCTTTGCAGAACCCGATGACCTCCAAGAACTTAGCCACCTTCTCAACAAAGCATTGCTTCCCTGTCTGCATCCTGCTGATTTGAGACTTATCCAGCCCCATACCCTTAGCGACGGTAGCTAAACCTAATCGGCTTATTAGCCCCCTGATACGAACTTCAATCTCTTGTGAGTTGTTGCGTGTTTTTGCATGTTCCATTTGTGATACTTCCTTTGTTGAATAAATAGTTACACCACCGGTTAGGTGGTTGGGGTTTCGGGTGAATCACCCGAGGCCATGACTGTTAAAGAGCGGTGTTGCTTAAGCTGCGTTGTTTAATTGTTTAAATAAACTTGCTTTATCTGGACGGAACTCAGAGGCAGAAATCTGACCGTTGGTAGCTCTAACAAGGAGCAGAGCCCCCTCAACAGATATCTTTTTGTTTCCGTTCAGCCAATCCGACACTGTGGATTGTGCTTTTCCTACAGATTTTGCTAATGCAGCTTGACTGCCAACAATTGCAATCGCTTTTTCTACTGCTTTGTGTTTCATAAAATCTCCTTTTCTATTGGCATCTCTGATTTTAGCTATCGCTTTAGTGAAAATCAATCGCCTTTTCGATTTTGATAAAATATCGCTTTGCCGATAGACTGGGATAAATTTTCAAATGAGGTTTTTATGACTTTTTCTGAACGTCTAGATAAGGCGATGAAGGAAAGCGGTTATACGCAGGGTTCGCTTGCTAAAGCTGTTGGCATGGCTCAATCAAGTGTATGGAAGTTAGTATCTGGTGGCGCTCAAGGTTCACGCAGACTAGTGGATATCGCGCGAGTTTTAGGGGTTAGGCCAGAGTGGCTTGCTGATGGTTCTGAGCCGATGAGATTAGGAGGGGTTTCCCCTCATAATCCGAAATCAACTATTCCTCCTGAAAGCGAGTGGGGAACCGTTACCCATTGGGACTCTAATACCCCACTTCCAGATGATGAAGTAGAGGTTCCGTTTTATAAGGATATTGAAATGGCAGCAGGTGCGGGGCGCTGCACAGATACTGATTACAATGGATTCAAGCTAAGATTTTCAAAAGCAACCTTAAGACGTATGGGGGTTGAATTTGAGAATGTATTTTGTTGTCCGGTAGCTGGGGATAGCATGGAACCATTGATTCCTGATGGCACGACAATAGCCGTAGACCGTGGAAATAAAACTATTAGGGATGGAAAAATGTATGCCATCGAACAAGACGGACTATTCAGGGTTAAAGTGTTGTATGCAATGCCAGGGAAAAAAGTCCGCGTGCGTAGCTACAATGAAGAATATGACGACGAGGAAGCCACATTAGACGCTCTTGATATTATCGGGCGCGTATTCTGGTGGTCTGTTTTAGATTATTAACATAGAAATGGAATGAGCTTCATGGAATCATTTAAAAATAAATTAAAGTTTCACAGCGAACACGTTAAAAATGTTGGAATCCATTGTACTACAGAGGAGACAACAAAACAGGCATTGATCCTACCATTTTTAGATATATTAGGATTCAATCCATATGACCCTCAAAAAGTTAAAGCAGAGTACGGAGCTGACTTCCCTGGAGCTAAAGCCAATGAAAGAGTGGATTACGCATTGTTTTGCCAAGGGCTTCCCGTCATGTTTATAGAGGCAAAATCATATAAAGAAAAAATAGAAAATCACTGCCCACAACTATCAAGATACTTCAACTCAACGCCAGAAGTTACAATATCAGCAATTACTAACGGTGTTGAGTGGAGGTTTTTCACCGATCTGAAAGAAAAAAACATTATGGATCCAACTCCATTTCTTCGGATAAGAATGGATGAAATAACAGAGCCTGATGCAGAACAGCTGTTTAGATTCAGGCATGATAAATTTAAACCAGAGGCGCTAAGAACTCTGGCAGAAGAAAGCGTATTCCTATCAGCTTTTACCAAAACAATAAGCTCAAGCTTAAGAGATGTTGATTCCGAATTTGTAAGGTATGTAGCAAGCAGGTCAAACGTTGAAAGACAATTGAATCAGCGATTTCTAGAAGCAATTACCCCTCTGGTTAAACAAGCGGTAGAGCGATCGGTAAGTGCAATGGTAGTATCGGGACTTTCTGGCTCTCGTCATCCTATTGATGATGTTTTAAACAACATTCCAAATGAAACTGTAAGTTCAGATAATAATGCAGATATCATAGACCCCGATAACCCAAATGTTGTTACTACGCATAACGAAAGAGTTCTGTTTGAAAAAATAGCATCCATAATTGGCGACTCTCATGACATACAATATAAAGATACAGAGTCATATTTTGGGGTTCTCTATCAAGGAAAAACAAATAGATGGATTGTTAGATATTACGATAAGAAAAACAAATCATCTATCCAGTTACCTATAGAATTAAATGAAATTGCAATTAATGAGGTATCTCGAGCTGGTCTTGAATGTGACTCATCAAGAGTTTATATAGATAATCCTGAAAATATTCTACGCATATCAGGATTAATACTAGACTCTTTTGAGTTTGTTAAAAATGATGATAACTTTAGAAAGAAACGATAACCTTTCAAATAATTATCACAAAAGTGCTTAGCATTGTGGTGATTGGCATCGAGGTCGATAAACTATTGAACGATAACGATGCCATTATCATTGATATTCCTACTCCTCCAACAATTTCACCGCTAGTTCCATAACCTGCAATTGATCCAAGTCCCACTTATCTAATCCCTTTGCTAGCTCCGTTCTTATTACATCAGCAATCGAAACTTTCTTTGTCTCGTTCCCCTGAGAAACCATAGCAAACACCACATCACCAACAATCCGACACATCTCTTGATATCGCAGTTGAGCCGCCTTTTCGTAGTCCATAACTTCCTCCTATCTATTTTTATCACCATATCACAGGAGAGAAAAAATAAATTCCTTTATCAATCAGAAATATATCGCTAAATCTATCATTATTATCGCTTAAACGATTGACTCAGTTAATCGTCAAAGCTATTATCAATCCATCGAAACAAAACACGATACGGCAAATGGAACTACTCGCCGTGCCCGGCAGGATGCAGGGCTGCTTCTTTAACAATCAGGAATGCGGGTGATTCACCCCACCAAAGAGTAGTTGGCTTTGGGATGATGCAAGTGCAGGCCGTCGAGCTAACCAGAAGATAAGCATCTGGAGCGTCATCACCAAAGCTAACTAACTGGAGTAATCCACATGCCAAGAGATAAACGCAAAAACTTAGCTCGAGCTGTGGCTCACAGAGCTGAAAAGTGGAGCAATGCACGACTGGAGATGAAGGTTGAAAAAATCCTCTCTGGATGCTCAGAGAGAACAGTAAAAGCACTATCTCTACCGACACCAGTTGTTAGAGGTGAAGAAGAGGTAACCGGTTCGTGCTGCCTGCCACAGGTAGCAATATTCGCAGCAGGCCACCGTAAGAGTGAGAGCGTTACAGCGAGGTAGTTCTAGTCATTATCGCTGGGTGATGCTGCCAACTTACTGATTTAGTGTATGATGGTGTTTTTGAGGTGCTCCAGTGGCTTCTGTTTCTATCAGCTGTCCCTCCTGTTCAGCTACTGACGGGGTGGTGCGTAACGGCAAAAGCACTGCCGGACATCAGCGCTATCTCTGCTCTCACTGCCGTAAAACATGGCAACTGCAGTTCACTTACACCGCTTCTCAACCCGGTACGCACCAGAAAATCATTGATATGGCCATGAATGGCGTTGGATGCCGGGCAACCGCCCGCATTATGGGCGTTGGCCTCAACACGATTTTCCGCCATTTAAAAAACTCAGGCCGCAGTCGGTAA